GCTACCTCTTCGGTGTCACCAATCTGGGCATTTTTAATGACCGAAACATGGTTGGAACAACCCCACCAAAAAAATCAGTACACGCCACCTGGCGAGCTGTAGACCTAAAAGGCACCCCTGAACAACGGTTCAAACTAATTGACTTCCTGTACACCCACAGGGACATTTTGTGTATTGAAGAAATTCACGATTATGCCGGTACCTACAAAAACAACCCACTGGGCTGGGGCGCTGGGTACCGCTGTGACCGTGACGCCTGGCGTGTGTACGACAAAAACACTATTGGTTCAAAAGGCGCCCAATGGGTGCACGTCGAAGTCGCCCCACTGCTTGCAGACCACCCTGATGTATGCCACCACGCTTTCAAAACTATTATGGGTGCTTGACATAGACCTACCGAATCGGTAGACATACCCCGACCTGACCCCGACTGAAGGACAACAAAATGAATGTAAAGCGTTTCCTAGGGCTAGCCCTATTCACCTACCTAATGTGTGCGGCGTTTGCGGTAGTCAACCAAAAAGACACCCCACCAAACACAACACCCAAAACCGTTGTAACGGTAACTCTGGGCGACCTGACCCCACAGCAGCTGCACGACAGGGCCGTAGAGCTGACAACCACAACCAGCACCACAACTTCAACACAACCCACCACAAAGGTGGCTTATGTTGACCCAGCCACGAAATGCCAGGAATGGTTGCCGGTGGCCGTATCTGTGGGCTGGCCGAATAACACCGAAACGCTAGAGAAGCTCGGCAGGCTGATCTGGAAGGAAACACGCTGTTTGAACATTGGGTACCAACACCCAAAGTTCAATGGCAGTGATCACGGTTTAGTTCAGGCAAATAACGTGCATAGGCGCTGGGCAGAAGAACTTTTCAACATGCCATTTGAAGAGTCAATGTCTGACCCGACCCTAAACCTGCGATTTGGTTTTCTGCTGTACGACACAATCGCTGAGACAGGCGCATGCGGCTGGAAACCATGGAGAATGTGCTAACACATGTTCAATGTTGACCGCCCCGACTGGCAACAAGACGCAGCTTGCAAAGGCATTGACACGGCCCTGTTCTTCCCCAGCAACGCCAAAGAATCTGCAGAATCACGTGCAATCATCAAACCAATATGTGAAGCCTGCCCAGTATTCGACAAGTGTTTTGCCTACGCCGTGTCATTTCCCGAAAAGGCGTTACAAGGCATATGGGCTAACACTTCCGAAGGCGACAGGCGCCGTATGCGCTACTCTGCAACACCAGTTGGTTATCGTAGAAATATCCCGACTAAATGAAAGGCCCGACATGACAGAACAGTTAGCCGAAATGACTGCGGCAATAGCCAAAGCAGAAATTGCTATGAAGGCCGCCGCCTGGCAGTTAGAAAAGCAAACCGAAGATATTGCAATGCTTAGAAAAGCCCTTTTTGAATTGGCTTATGTGGCCGAAGAGAACGGTATCTATTTGTCGAATCTGACTAAGCAGACACAAGACGCCATCGTGGCCATGCGCCTGGGGGGCTTCAAATGACCTGCGAACTATGCAAAACAGAACTGACACCCTTTGACATTCGCATGCAGGACTTGTTGCAAGGCATTTGCCTTAACTGTGGGAAGGCTGGCGACTGGCTACACATGACCCCAGACGAATCACGGCGCTGTGCAGAGCTACACAAATGGGCAAACATGACTAACGCTGAACGCACGGCCTACGACAGAAACAGGGGCAACTAATGGATTTGTCAAACTATGTCGACGTACCAACACGCTTTGCAGCTGCACTTGAACGCTGGCCTGAATTACGCATTATTGAAAACCGACCCGAAGTCATCACCATTGGCGACAAGACTTTCATTTCGGTAACCATGCAAGCGTGGCGTACACCTGACGACCCCGTACCGGCACAAGCAACATGCTTTGAACCGTTCCCAGGCAAAACAAGTTTTACCCGTGACTCAGAACAGATGAACGCAAGCACCAGCGCTTTGGGCCGTGTCCTAGGTCTAATGATGAGTTTCGGCCCGAAGATGGCTAGCGCCGAAGAAGTACGCAACCGTCAACAAACCAGCACCCCAGCAACGCTTGTCAGACAGCCCGAAAAGCCCCGTACACAGGCGCTAGGCGCAAATGCGAGCAATGCACCCACCTCAGCACAAATGAACCTTTTAAGGGCTTTAGATCATCAAGGCCCAGCGCCCGAAACCAAAGCCGAAGCCAGCCGTTTGATTGAAGAACTGAAAGGTAACAGGGCATGAAATACCCGACCTACGAAATGTCCCATGTCGACACAGAACTTACCCAGGCACAAGTCAACGAAGCACAAGGCAACGGCATTGTGCATATCGGCCATTACGGTTTAGGAGCTTTAGCCGAACTGCAAACAGTTGCCTGGCTAACCGATATCGGCGCCAATCCTGTTTGGAACTCTGGCCTGTATGACCGTGACATAACTGTGGGCAACATTGCTATAGATGTCAAGCACACATGCACCCATTACTGGCCGTTTCCTGAAGGCACCGTGTCAGTAAAAGAATCGTCACTAGAGCATCAGTATGGGTCAGTCATGGTGTTTGTGTGGCTTAAAAAAGACGCAGACAAACCCAAATTGCACACGTCAGTTGACACCGCCTATTTGGTTGGTTGGCTGTTCCCTGATGAAGTCAAGCAGTGTGGCAAAGTCGAAGCAGGGCAAGCGTGGCGAGACGGTACGACAATGAAATACACCAGTTACCGTGTGCAGCTGCGAGACATGCGCCCAATGGAACAACTAGCGACAGTCCTAGTGCCATGAAAGAGTCCCATTTCCAATCGCAAGTAATCATGTTGGCTAAGTTGCACGGCTGGCTAGTTATGCACACCCGTGCTGTGGAAATCCGCCCTGGGGTGTGGAAAACACCGTTAACCGGTCACCCTGGCTTCCCTGATTTAGTCCTGTGCCATGCTGATCGAGGCGTCATATTTGCCGAATTGAAAAGCAGTATTGGGACACTATCTACCAGCCAAGAATTATGGTTCAGCAGGTTGTCGTCAGCTGGTATGGAAGTCCACGTGTGGCGGCCTAAAGACATAGATTTCATATCCACCCGACTAGCTAGGAGACCCGACCATGACTGAATTTATGCAACCCATTAACCCAATTCGTATTTGGACTAAAGGTAGCAACCACCGTTTTGCTCACAATGTGTTTGCTATCGCCATATCAAACTCGCATGATGTCGAATACTTAACTGTGAACGGCAACTTCATGCCAGTAACAGCAATCACCCACGCCGAAGTCCTGCTCAATGGACAATGGACAGCCATTCACACTGTAGAGATACGCCACCCAGCGACCTGATACAGTCCCGATCTGCTAAGGCAAGGTTGGCTTTCAGTTCCTTGTAGCCATTTGCTGTAGGGGACTTGCCTCAGCAACAATTTCATTAGTCGCATGTGTGTGCCACGGTTGTAGGTGGTGGGCAGTAAACAGGGGAACCTGGGTAGACGCCTATGCACCGATGTAGGCGAACAGCGTTTCCAAACGGCACAAATGGCGAAGGTTGTCCACCGAACAAAAATAGACCGGCACCCTGTGGCTACTTGCCCAAATTGTGGGGGACACAAACCACCCAACCCTGTCATGTAGTACGAGGACAACCGCACAGGCGCCCTTCCTGTGTGGGCGTCAGTATCCCTTGACCTTGCCCTTGACCTAACATCAGTACAAAGGAGACCCGACCAATGCCCAGAGAACACACAACAAATGACCTGACCTATCGACGCAACAGGCAAGCCCTGCTAGCCAACAACCCACCATGCCATTGGTGCGGCCAGCAAGGAACAACAGCAAACCCAATGACAGCAGACCACCTAATAGAACATGACCGTGGCGGCACTGATGACCTAGACAACCTTGTCCCTGCATGCCGTAAATGCAACAGCAAACGTGGCGCCATATACAAAGGCAAAAGAGACGCCCAACGCATACAAAAACGCAACGAAGCCGTAAACCATTTTTTTGACACGCCGGCACTGCCCCCGACCCCATGCTCCAAAAACATTTTGGGCGAAACTGGCGGTAACCAGCCCGAACTGGCCGTGGTTGAAAAGCATTTACCGAGACTCGAAACGGTTGGCTTGAATCAGCACAGTTTTGGGGAGGGGATTTCTCAGTGGGCTAGTTTGCATATGGGCATTGAACTAATGCCATGGCAAAAGCATGTGTTGAACGGTCAGTTGTCGCATGACGGTTTAGGCAATCTGCAGTTTCGTGAAGCTCTGGTATCTACGGCTAGACAGCAGGGCAAGTCTGTTGCATTGCAAGCCATGATTGGTTGGTGGATCACTGAACTGGCGTCTATGCGTGGTAAGCCCCAGGCGGTGCTTTCGGTGGCAAACAAACTTGACC